GTAAGAATCTTTTTAGAAAGATTATGGCAAGTAGCAAGGGTGGTAAGCCCGGTCAATGGTCGGCAAGAAAAGCACAGATGTTGGCAAAGCAGTATAAAGCAAAAGGCGGAGGGTATAAGTAATGGCTATGAAAAAGAAGCTGACCAAACGTCAGGAAGATTCATTAAAGAGACATAAAGCAAAAGGCACACATACAAAGAAGCATATGAATAGTATGCGTAAGGATATGCTGAAAGGTATGACATTTACTGCAGCACATAAAAAGGCTATGAAAGGTGTCGGCAAGTAATGGCACTCAAACCAAGACAAGCTGCTTTGCGTCAATGGGGCAAAGAGGAATGGGGTACTCGTAGTGGTAAACCTTCCGTACAGGGCTCAAAGGCAACAGGTGAAAAATATTTACCAAAGGCTAAGAGACAAGCCATGTCTAAAAAAGAATACGACAGATTGACAAGACTAAAAAGAAAAGCAATCAAAGAGGGTAAGCAGTTTAGTCGTGACCCAAGAAAAAAGAAAAGAGGTAAGTAATGCCGTTTAGTAAATACAGTCCAAAACAAAAAAAATTAGCACGAGTTGCAAAACCTAAAAATAAAATTACAGGTGCTGACTTAAAAGCATTACGCAAAACCAAAAAGAAAAAAGGCAAGTAAATGGCTAAAATGGACGACAATACATTTCAGTCTCTTGTAAATGACCATATGGTTGATGCGGTCAATTACTATGATACTGAATATGCTATGGATAGAGCAGAGACACTCGATTACTATTTAGGTGAGCCTTTTGGTAATGAGGTCGAAAACAGGTCTCAGGTGGTCGCTACAGAAGTGTCTGACACCATAGAATATATCATGCCACAGTTGATGAAGGTGTTTCAGTCTTCTGACCATTTTGCACGTTTTGTAGCAAGGCAACCTGAAGATGTAAAAGCAGCAGAACAAGCAACTGATTTGGTCAACTATGTTATTAATAATGATAATAACGGCTTCGTAAGCATTTATAATTGGTTTAAAGACGCACTTCTATTTAAGGTCGGTGTCCTCAAAACATTTTGGGAAGAGAACATACAGACAGTAGAAGAAAACTACAAGAATTTAAATGAAGAAGAACTTACAATATTATTAGATGACCCTGACATTGAAGTCATATCACAGTCAGTTAATGAGATGGGTGTTATTGACGATGGTCAAGAAGGTGTATCAGATGATGTCGAAGAAATAGTTGAAGATGCACTACAAGGTGAGAATCAAATACCTCTATCAGTAAGTTACGATGTAGAAGTAAAAAGACGCACCAATAGTGGTAGTGTCAAGATTATGAACGTGCCACCTGAAGAGTTTTTGTTTTCAAGACGTTCAGTATCATTAGAAACTGCTGACTTTGTTGCTCACCGTTCAAGTATGAAAGTCGGAGACCTTGTTGATTTAGGATATGACTACGATACAGTATTATCTCACTCAGGTTACAATGAGATTGACAACGAAGCAGAAGTACAACAAAGATTCCAAGACGTAGAAGCGGGTACAAGGCATGACAGCAAAAATGACCCTACTATGCACGAATGTTTAGTTACAGAAATGTATCTAAGGGCGGACTACGACGGTGATGGTATACCTGAGTTAAGAAGAGTCTTAGCTATAGGAGAGGGTCATTTTATACTAGAAAACGAAGCATTTGACCATATACCGTTCTGCATATTGTCACCTATACTTATGCCACATAGAATGGTAGGTCGTTCAGTTGCTGAGATGGTAAAAGACTTACAGCTTATCAAGTCCACAATATTAAGACAGCTACTCGACAATATGTATCTTACAAACAATTCTCGTGTTGGTGTTGTCGAAGGTCAGGTAAACTTAGAAGATTTACTATCAGCAAGACCGGGAAACATTGTAAGAATGAGAGCACCGGGAATGGTGCAACCTTTGGCAGTACCACAGATAGGTAATGCAGGTTTCAATATGCTTGAGTACATAGACCAAGTCAGAGACCAACGTACAGGCTTTTCTAAGGCTTCTCTTGGCATTGACCCAAAGGCATTACAGTCTACAACAGCAGCAGCAGTAAACTCTACAATACAGGGTGCACAGCTAAAAACTGAAATGATAGCACGAGTTTTTGCAGAAACAGGTTGCAAAGACTTGGCAAAGACTGTTTTGTTGCTATGTCAAAAGCATATGATGAAAGGTCGTGTTATAAGAATACGAAACGAATATGTTTCTGTTGACCCAAGAGCATGGGATAATGAGTTTGATATATCTGTAGAAGTCGGTCTTGGTAATGGTAAAGAAGATGAAAAACTACAGATGCTACTACAGGTAGCAGGAAAGCAAGAACAATTAATATCACAACTTGGTATGAATAATCCTGTCGTAAAACCAAGTCAGTATGTTAATACGTTAAATAAAATAATTGAAATGGCAGGTTTTAAAGATACATCACAGTTCTTTAATAGTGCAGAACAGATAGACCAAATACTTGCACAGCAGCAACAAGCAGCAGCACAACAGCAAGGCGGTGTATCACAGCAGATAGAAATAGAAAGACAGAAACTACAGGCTGATATCGCACTAGAACGTGAGAAAATGTTGCTCGAACTTGAACTAGAACGTGAGAAGTTCCAACAACAACTTGCTCTGCGTAGAGAAGAACTACAAGCAGAACTTGATTTGAGAGCACAAAAAATAGCATTAGGTGGAGAGGTCAGCACTAATTTACCTAAAGCATAGGGGGGTATATGAGTTTAGATGACGAAAGACAACGTGGATTATTAGCTGAGACTTTACGCAATAATCCTTTGCTAAAAGAAATATTTCAGTCATTACGAGATTCTTACATTGTTGATTGGTCACAAACTGACATAAACGATGTTGAGAAGAGAGAGCAATCTTTCTATTTGCTGAGAGCCTTAAACGATATAGAAGGTCAGATAGAATCTATTATATCTACAGGTAAATTGGCAACACAGCAAATTGACAGCATTGTTCGTAAAAAATAACTAACAATGGAGAGATAAAATGGTTGGGATTCCCGATGAAGGAACTGACAATATTGCATTAGATAAAGCAGATGCAATTAATTTACTTTTGAATAGAAATGACACCCCTAATCAGGCAAGTGAAGTTATTCAAGAGTCGGAAGATACTACGCAAGAGGAAGTATCGGTCGAAGAAGCAGAATCTGAAAATGTTGAGGAAGTCGTAGCAGGCAATTCCGAAGCAAGTGAAGAAGAAGCAGAAGGCTATCAGGATAGTGAAGAATCTGAGGAAGAAACTACTGATGTTTATATAGCAACGGTTGATGGAGAGCAGGTAGAAGTTACTGCGGACGACCTGATAAAATCCTATCAACTAGAAGCGACCGCACAGAAGCGATTGTATGAAGCTGCAGAAGAAAAAAAACGTATTCTTACTGAAGCACAACAAGTTGAAGCGGAAAGAAAACATTATGCCGAAAATCTACAACTATTGGCACAATCGTTGCAACAAATGCAGTCAGGTAATATGACTGAACAACAATGGCAACAGTTATACGAAGAAGACCCTATGGCTTATATGAAAGCCAAAGAAGATGTTCGTAGCCAACAAGATAGATTACAAGCATTGCAACAAGAGCAAATGGTACTCGCAGAAAGACAATTACAGACCGAACAGGCAAAACTCCTTGAAAGGATTCCTCAATGGAAAGATGCCCAAGTAGCTACAAAGGAACGTAATGACATTGTTACCTATGCCAAGCGATTTGGTTTTAGTGACCAAGAAATCGCTGCAACTACTGACTCTCGTGTTGTTGATTTGTTAAGACGTGCATATCTTTATGATGCTCTACAGTCGAGAAAACCGACTGCAACAAAGAAAGTAAAGAAAGCACCGAAGATGATTAAATCAGGTCAACCGAAGCAGAAAGTTAATGTTTCACAACAAAACCGAAAAACGGCTTTTGATAAACTATCGAAAAGTGGTCGCAAAGAAGATGCGGTCGCTTATTTATTAACTAAATAACTGATTAAGGAACTAAAACAATGGCAACTTTTTTAACTTCAAATGCTGTTGGCGAAAGAGAAGACTTATCCGATATCATTTACAGAATTGACCCGTCAGAAACACCATTGCTGACTGCCGCTGCAAAAGAAACAACTGCAGGGGTAACAACAGAATGGCAAGTGCAGGAATTAGCTGCGGCGGTTGATACAAACCATGTAAATGAAGGTGCAGACTACTCGTATGTAAATCCAACGGCTACGGTGAGACTCTCAAATGTCCATCAAATAGCAGCACAAGCAGCATCAGTATCTGCAACACTTGATGTAGTAGATAAAGCAGGTCGTGATAAAGAAACTGCATATGTAAAAGTGATTAAAGGTCTTGAGCAAAGACGTGATATTGAAAAATCACTTTTCAAAAACGAAGCAAAATCTGCATCTGACCCAAGAAAGACTGCAAAACTTTTAACATGGCTAACAAATGGTGACAAACCATCAGACATGGGTCATGCTACAGGCGATGGTAGTGATACTGCTGACCTAACAGGTACAGCAAGAGCACTAACACTTGCACAAATTGAAGCAGCAATCAAAGAAGCATACGAAGATGGCGGTAACCCATCTATGCTACTTATGTCACCTGCTAACAAAGTAGCTTTCTCAGGTCTATCATCAGGCTCAGTATCAACTAACCAAATCACATCTACTGCTCCGCAAGAAGCAGCGATTATTGGCTCAGTAAGTCTATTCTTATCTGACTTTGGTACAGTTGAAGCAGTCGTTGACAGACAAATGCCAAACTCTGAAATGTATGTGATTGACAAAGACTACGTTGCTCTTGGCTTCTTGCCGGGAAGACAATTTAGTGTTTCAGACGTAGCACCAACAGGTGACGCAACTAAATTTGCGATTATTTCTGAATATGCACTTATTGTTCGTGCACCAAAAGCACACGCATTCATTTACGGACTAAATACTTCATAGTATTAGCAAACAGGAGGGGGGTGTATTCCCCCCTCATATGAGGGAACATGGCAAAAAAAATAGTAGTAGATACAGATGGCATATCCAAAAAAACAACAATGGAATACGATGCCAACGAACAAGAATATATAATAAAAACAGAACAAAAGATTGACCCTGTAAAGGACTTGGCAAAAAATCAATTAGACTTACACCGTCCCGGTGATTTGATTGGTAACACGCAGAAACATTTTCAAAAGGTAGGTGAAATACCTGCCGTGTTATATCACGAACTTATGGTCAAGTTTGGTACACCAAGAGAAAATCCAAAAGCATGGTTGCGTTGGTTGCAGGATAAAGACAACGAAGCATTCAGGACAACCAACGGTCGATTAATTTAGAAGTGAGTGTTGCTCCCTTGCACTCACTTCCCCATTGAAAGAATAGGTTAGTTTAATGGCACTTTCTACATATAGTGATTTGAAGACAGCAATAGCTAACTTTTTAGCTAGAGATGATTTAACCACACAAATACCTGACTTTATAAGATTGGCAGAAGCAAGAATGAGTAGAGAACTTGACACTCGTTCTATGGAAAAAAGAGCAACTGCTACGACTGTAGCAGGTGATGGTTTTATATCATTACCTACAGATTTGCGTGAAATAAGAAACGTGCAATTAAATACCGACCCTGTAAAAACACTTGAATATTATACGATGCAAATGTTGAACACGCACTACTCAGGGCAGGGTCAGGGCAAACCAAAGGGGTACAGTATTGTCGGAGTCGAAATAGCACTAAAGCCAATACCTGATGCCGCTTACACTTTAGAAATAGTTTATGGTGAAAGTTTGGACGCACTTAGCGACACGAACACTAATAACACTATACTTACTAGACACCCTGACGCATATTTGTATGGGTCGTTAATGAACGCATATACCTTCTTGATGGACGAAACAAGAGCCACGCAATATGATACTTTATTCTCACGGATAATGAGAGAAATAATTATTGATACAGAAAAAGCACGATATGGCGGAGTGCTTTCAATGAAAACAACTTATAGAGGAACTTAATTATGTCAGCAATGAGTAACTTTTTAGAAAATGAAATACTAGACCATATACTGAGAAACTCAGCATATACACCTGCTTCCACTGTTTACATCGGATTGAGCACAGGCTCATTTGGTGATGATAATAGTGGCACAGAATTATCAGGTAATGGATATACAAGAAAATCAATCGCATTTGATGCGGCTAGTGGTGGTGTGTCAGACAATACTAGTAACGTAGATTTTGACGCAGCAACGGGAAGTTGGGGAAGTGTTAGTCACTTCGGGTTGTTCGATGCTAGTACAAGTGGCAATCTATTAATTCATGGTGCATTTAGTGCTGCTAAAACTGTTAGCACAGGTGATATTCTAAGAATAGCAGCAGGTGAATTAGACATAACCGCAGCATAGTATTATGGCTACACTAGAGGAACTAGATGCTTTTGGCGATATGGATTCTTTGGATTCGTTTGGCACATTAGAGCAACTAGATAACTTAACATTACATAGTGCAAGTGCTGCTGTAACAATGGCAGTTACAACATCTGCCGCAGCTAACAGAATATTAGGTGCATCTTCGGCAGTTACCATAGCCATAACATCATCAGCTAGTGGTGCACTAATACAATCTGTAGGTAGTGATGTAACAATATCTATTACAGAAAGTAGTGCGGCAGGTCTGATAAAAACAGTATCAGAAAGTGTTGCAATATCAATAAACGCAACATCTACTTTTAATGTAATATTTGATGCAAGTGCAGATGCGACCATCAGCATATCAGCAAGTGGTAATGGCAGTTTAATTATGGAAATGTCAGCAGGTGAGACCATAACATTGTCTGCTGATGTCTTAGGTGAGATTCTTGGTGAGTCTTGGTCAGAAGTTACAGTGGGTAGCGAAACATGGTCAGAGATAGCTGTTGGTAATGAAACGTGGACAGACGCAACTACAGACGACCCAACATGGAGTATACAATGATAGAATTTGGTGAATGGTTGCCCGACCAATCTGATTTATCAGGTAAAGGTGTCTTAGAAGCAGTAAATGTAATACCGGGTGTAAGAGGGTATCGACCTGCTAATAATATGTCGGTTATATCAAATGCTGCTGATAATTATCTGCGTGGTATATATGCCACCAAGAAACAAGACGGCACAGTACAGTTGTTTGCAGGTGATGCGACAAAATTATACAAGTATGCAAGTACAGATTCTGATTTAGATAGTGTGTCAACATCAGGTAATTATACTTTAGATACAGATGATGTTTGGAACTTTGTACAGTTTGGAGACAG